CATACGTAGTCAATCAGACCATGAATGACATAGAACTTTACATCAAATGGCAAGGCGACCCACTGCAATGGGTGTGCGACATGTTCAACTTACGCCCTCAGGGAGTTAAAGAAGAATATCAGACACTATACGATGCTGCTGTTGCTGATCGGAAGTTCTACGAATTCAAAGCTGGCTGGTTCAAACCGTTTGTCAAGGGTGAAGAAGTCACCTGGCAGCAAACTGCAATACTGATGGCAGTAGGTGCTGCTGTACAAAAGAAGGCATTACCGAGAATTTCGATTCGCTCTGGTCATGGAATTGGCAAGACAACGACACTCTCTTGGATAATGCTTTGGTTTCTGTTCTGTTTTAAGAACGCACAGATACCGTGCACAGCACCTACTGGTGATCAGCTACATGACATTCTCTGGAAAGAGGTTCAACTCTGGCTCTCGAGGATGCCGAAAGAGATTAGTTCTTTATATGAGTGGTCGAACGACTACATCAAGATGGTTGAATCTCCTCAGACTTGGTTTGCTAGAGCGAGAACAGCCAGGAAAGAAGCTCCTGAAGCTTTAGCTGGTGTTCATGGTGATGCTGTTCTTTACCTAATCGACGAAGCCTCAGGTGTACCAGATGAGATTTTCAATACTGGTGAGGGTGCTCTTACTGGTGATAACTTCATCTTGGTGATGATTTCGAATCCAACACGTCTAGTCGGTTATTTCTTTGACTCGTTTAATCGAGACAGAGAGAACTGGCAGACGCTGCACTTTAATTCAGAAGAAAGTCCAATAGTTAATGCAAGATTTGTTCAACGTATCGCTGACAAACACGGAATCAACTCTGACGAATATCGAATTCGTGTTCAGGGAATGTTTCCTGCTGAAGACGCAATTGACAATGGTGGCTATCTACCTTTACTTATCGATGCTGATAGGAGAGAGACGTCAGACAAAAGACTCATCGGAAGAAAGAGATTAGGAATTGATCCGTCTGGTGAAGGTAAAGACTCTACAGTCTTTGTTGTCAGAGATAATTATAAAGCTATAAAGGTGAGCTCAGAAAAGATCTCTACGTCAAAGTCAATTGCTCAGAGAACAAGAACGATCATGGATGAGTACGGTATTGCACAAGAAGATATCACAGTTGATAACTTCGGTGAGGGTGCAAACGTTGCACAAGAACTTGCATTAGTCGGTATCAGAGTAAACGCAGTAAACGTCGGTGATGCTGTACCAAAGGAAGAAGAAGAATACGACAAACTTAACGGAGAGAGAACATTTATCAATAAAAGAGCAAAGGCATACTGGCTACTCAGACACTGGTTACGAACTGGTGGTGAGCTAGTTGAAAATAAGTCATGGAAAGACGAATTTCCAAACAACAGATACAGAACAGAACTCTCTGGTAGAGTAAAGATGATGGGCAAGAGAGAGATGAGGAGAGAAGGTATCAGATCACCGAATACGATGGATGCCCTGATGCTAACATTTATTGACGGTGAAGTAATTCCACCAGAGCCAGAAGTTAAACACGATGATTTTCTAGACGACGAAGACGATGGAACATTTTTATATCCTAGCATGAATCTTTAATTTATGAAAGAAGAGAAAAAACAAGACGTAGTTTCTCTCGGTAACGAAGGTGTCTTCGATGGTAAAGTTAATTGGCCAGATAATGAAGAGATCATACGTCGTATCGAACTAGAGAGAGACAATGCTATCGGTTACAGAGCTCCGTTCGTAAATGATTGGCACGAGAACGAAGATCTTCTATACTGCAGAAAGAAGAAGATTCTGTCGAAGAGAACAAACGTGATGCTTCCATTAGCTGCTGGATACGAAGACGTATTTCTATCTCATCTCAGAACTCCAATCACAATCGTATTCGAAGGAGTTGAACCAGGAGATACTAAGAAAGCACTGAAAGTTACAAGCCTCTTCGAATTTGAAACATCTGTCACTCGAGAAGATTGGGAGTTCAAAGACATCATGACAAAGAAGCTCGGTATCGTCTCTGGGAGAGGTATCAATAAGATCTACGCAGAATATCCGTATAAGCACAGACTCGATCCTGTCGACCACTACGACTTCTGGATTGACCCACTAACAAACGGGATGAATCTTGAATCAGCTCGATACTTAGGTCAAGACAATATCGTATTATCTAAAGCACAGCTAGAGAAGAACCCGTCATACGATAAAGAAGAAGTTACTAAGTTGCTCGGACAATTTCCAGATAATAACGCACCAGACCATGAAGTCGACAACACTGACAAGTCTCATCGGTTGCTAGCAGTTGGTGCAACACTCCAGAACTTTACACAAAGCGGAGAACCATCGTACATCTTTACTGAAGCATATACTCAGATTGATGGTATCAGAGTTTACGTACTTTACAATCGAGAGAAGAAGGTTATTATTAAGAAGACAGAGTTAGAGAACATTACTGGTTTTCTCAAAGGTGAGCAACAAGCTTTCTACCCGTATGAATCTTGGGCGTACTATCCTGACCTGTTCAACTTCTGGAGTATCGCTCCGCTAACGAGAGTTAGAGAGATCTTCTACTTACGTAACGTAGCTTTGAATCAGATCTTCGATGCAGGTGAATCAAAGACACGTCCAATGAGAGCATTTGACCCGAAGACGTTTACTGATGCTAGTAAACTAGTCTACTCACCAGATGCTTTGATTCCGACAGCTGGTGGAAGAGATCCTAGTAAAGGCAT